AACTTGACCTGCCATAATCCCTACTGCTTCATCAAGTTCAATACCTTCTTTAACTGAATGTTGAATAGCATTTGTCATTCCCTCAAGTATTTCATCAAACGCTTGCACTTTCTTATACACGTCCTCAATCTCTTTTAGCAACCCCTCTGTGTCATTACCGTTATACGCACTAGCACTAATAACGGACTGTTCGATTTTTTCGCGATTATTCATTTGTGTCATCCTCCATAAAAATTTTATTGTTTAATTCCATTCCGAATTTAACTCTTTCATCATCGTTACCGAATTCGTTTATTAAATCTTTTTCAACGCTCTTGCAATACCTATCCCATGCGCTTGCTTTCTTCTCCAGTTCTTTGTTACAATCTCGTAACTTCGCTATATCCCCAATAAGCTCATCTCGTTGCTTCTTGTACTCTTCACGATCTTTTAATGCTTTGTGAAGTTTATCTAATAACTTGTTAGAGTTAGTACAAAGATTTTTATATTGTTCATCTGATAAGGTGAACGTCATCTCATAACCTCCAATAGCATCTCATTTTCAAAAATATTTCCAACAATTTCAATAATATCGTCATTTTCACTTAGTAATTCAGTTACATTGCTAAAAGTTATATAAAAGGCTCCTTCTTTAAACTCGATAAAACTTACTTCTCTCGAATAACAATCTTGAACAATATCCCCTTCATAAATCTCCACACCGTGCACATCTTTAAATCCTGTGTATTGTAATAGTTTTACTTCATTGAAACTTTTATAACCTGTTGAAATCAAAATGTACCCACTATTAAAATCGATTTCGTCAATAATACTCATAACTTTTTTATCTTTATCCCAAGCTTTAAATTTCAACATCATACTAGCAACTCCCCATCTTTCCAGATTAACGTCATAGTTAGGTCATCGTTTAAGATGTAGAATGCTTTGGTAGGCACACATCTGCCATATAAACATTCTTTTATACTAGTGTTCTCATATAGTGTAGAGTTATAGTCTCCTTCTTGAATCTCGAATAATTCAATCAACCTATCAACCTTAGTCTCTTCCGTTACTTCTTTTTCAATATCAACTATGAAGGGGATATCAATTGGAATAAAACTTGACGTCGAACACTTATTTGTATTTGGATGAAAACGAACGAATCCATCACTAAATCCTGTTGAAAAAAATATTTTTCCTTGTGATAGATCCGGATTTTCTCGCGCCCATTTAATTAATTCATCTAATCTCATTTCTTTTTTAACTTTGATTTTCATTGTTATATCTCCTCTTGAACAGTAAATTTATCGTTAATTGATACGTATCCAGTCACATTACATAAGATGCTATCAACATCAAAAGTCACACAACAGTTGCGTTCAACATCATTTGAATAGAATCTTTTATTACCTGATAACTTGGGGTTATCCCAAGCCCATTGGATAAGTTCAGGTAAATTCATTTCTTTTTCAATTTTGATTTTCATTGTTTCCGCCCTTTTAAAATAAAGTTAGTTGCTTCTGTTCCTCATATTCCAAACCATGTTGCTTTATATATATTTCGAGCTCTTCAGCAGTATCAAATGTCTTTTTCACACCTTGCCAACCTGGCACGATATGCCCATGAAAGTAATAAGTGCCGTTTACTACATGAATATGTGCCACTCGTTCGTTATCCTGATACAGATATCTCTTAGATCCAAAAAATTGGTTTAAGTATTCTTTGCGCGCGTTATATGTCATAGTCATTGCTCCCACAAGTCAAAAGCTCTTTGGACATAAAACTTCGCCTTTGCTAAATCCTCGTGTCCGTTTTTCAACGGTGCTCTAGATAGATATTTGATTGCATTACCTATTGCAAATGCTAATTGTGGTGGATACTGCGCCGTAACCTGTTCGATAAAATCTATAATTTCAATGTCGCCGTATGTGTAGTGCGCTGGTTGCTTAACATTGTCTTGTATTTCATTCATATCTACTTTTCTGTTACTGATTACACTCATTATGCTTCACTCCATTTCTTGAACATTTGGTTATAAGTATTATCAAACCAGTACGGATCACGTGAATGTTTTTGTGGCGTTCCATCATAAAGCCATGGTCTTAATCTTCTCTTTCTTTCCTGTTCATATTCCGCTCTCACATTTCGTTGGTATCGGTTCAAAATCGCTTTTTTTCTGATTTTTTCTCTCCCTTTTTCTTCATCTTTTATTTGACTCTTCATATATTCAACTTCTTCTTTAGATTTTGAGTCCTTTCTTCCACACAATAATTCATCGCCGCGCATTTTATGTTTGTATCTATATCTAAGAAGTTCTGGAGATATATGATATTTTTCTGAAACTTCTCTCAATGTCATTAGTTTTCCTTTAATACGCACTCTTATAACTTTTCTTCTAGCCATCATTCCACCTCTAAATCTAAAACCTTGATATTTATAACGTTATATTTTAATAGTTCACCTGGATTATTAAATAAATAGTCCGCCAAATTTTCTTTTTCTTTATCAATCTGATTGTAATTAACACTTTCGACTTCTGTAGGAATTCTAATGTCAACAGAAGCATTGATATAAGCTTGATGTTGCATGCAATCACACTCCTAATCCTTCATATAAAACGGAGAAGTAAACCCGTCACTATTCAAATTCAATCCTTTTGCCCAATCAACAGGCTTATTCATGATAGTTTCGATTTCCTTAAGTCCATTTGAACCTCTAGGTATTTCTACAATTACTTCATCATGGACATGGCCAACTATTTTAAAACCTAATGCTTCAAGCCTTGCTATAGAAATCGCAAGTAAATCCCTTGCAGTTGCTTGAACAATATTCTCGACTAACTTCCCACCATACGTTTTTAACTTTGACCATTTACGGTTAAGATCTAACCCCATAAATTCAACAACTTGACTACCCCAACTATTTTCACCAACTAAAGCTTTTGGATAAGCTAAAGCTCTTCCACTAGGCAGTTCAATCATTAGAAAACCTTTTTTCATATAAAATCTAAGTCCATGTGTATGATGCGTCTTTCGGGATTTTACAGTATTAATTGCAGCCTCTTGGCAAGCCTTCCAAAAATTAACTATGTTAGGATTTGCGTTACGCCAACTATCAACTAAACCTTGTAACTCGTTTTCTTCAATGCCCATTTCCAATGCACCCATTGCTTTTAAAGCTCCAGCGCCACCTTGATAACCTAAAGCTAATTCGGACACTTTTCCCTTTTGTCTGAGAGGGTCGCCTTTAGTTATGCTTTCTACCGGGACATTAAACATTTGAGAAGCCGATGCTTCATATATCTTTCCGTGTGTGTTGAACACATCTAAACGCCATTGTTCTTTTGCATACCATGCTATGACTCTTGCCTCTATTGCAGAAAAATCACTTACTGCTAGTTCATTACCTTCTTCAGCAGTAAATGTCGTCCTAACTAATTGACTTAATAAGTCTTGAGGATGAACATTGAGTAATAAATCTAAATCGTCAAAACGTTGTTCTTTAATAAGATCTCTTGCTATTTCTAATTCAGTATCTGAAATATAATGCTTTGTTAAATTCTGAAGTTGTACACCTCTACCTGCCCATCTTCCAGTACCGGCACCGTAAAATTGAAACAGACCTCTTACCCGTTCATCACTGCACATCATGTCATGCATTTTGTTGTATTTTTTCACACTGGTTTTAGACATTTGCAATCTAATTTCTAGCATTTTTTTAGCTTTTCCTGTTGCTTCTTTTAAGTACTCCTGAACCGTTTTCTTTTGTAAATTAGGTATATCTAATCCTTGGTCATCCTTTAACCAAGCCAATAATTGTGTAGGACTATTAGGATTTTCTAAACCTGTTATATGTTTAGCTTGATTAAGCAATTCTTCTTTACTCTGCTTATCGAGCACATTAGCTCCTAACATCAATGATTTAGAAAGCTTAATACCTCTGTCGTTTATATGTTGGTCAAAAACCCAATATGCTTGTTCAATTGCAGTTACTGGAAAGTCTTTAATTTTATGAGCAATCGTCATTTCTACTTCTACATCTCGAATACAGTAATCTATAAATTGTTGCCATTTTTCAAGATCATGTTCAGGCAAGTTTCTTGTTCTTCCTCCATTAACTTTTGTTGGTTTACAAGGTATAGAGAAATAACGAATTAAATTTTTACCTGCTTTATCTTTTTGGTTTTGTAGTCTTAAAACTTCTCCAACTTTATCAAGCGAAGCAGGTAAGCCAATACGCATTGAATTAACCATTGTGCAAATCCATTCTTCAGGTGGCATCTGTTTATTAAAATGTTTAGCAAGACAAGTTCTTTCGAAATTAGCATTGAATGCATACTTTTTTACAGCAGGGTCAAATAGAGCAATTTTAAACGTCTCATAATCAGCGTGGAAAGGCTCATTATCTACTTTAGTCATGTCAATCGCACTAATCGCTCCACCATCTATTGAATAAGCTATAATTAAAATTTCGAAATCTTCAGCTTCTGTGTATTTATAGGCACCACATTTCGAAATATCATTACTGCTATATGTTTCAATATCTATATTCATAAATCTCAAATTCTTGACACCTCAATTTCTTTAAAATTAAAGTGGGGCTAAAACCCCACCTATTGACTTATAAGAAATCCTCATCATCAGTGTCTAATTCATCGAAATCATCTTCTGCTGCACTTGCACCGCCAAGAGGTTCGCCTTTTTCTACAAGTTGAATGTTGTTCAATCCAACTGCGATACCCTTATTACCATTTGTGTTGAAAGGAAATAGATTAATTGAAGCTCTAATATAATCACCACTTACAACAGTTCCAGAATCCGTTAATCTAATTTTGTTTTGGTCAATAATACCAGGTGCTTGTTTGCTTGATGCGTTAATAAAATAAGCGTCTTGATAATTGACATCATCTTCTCTTTCAGTATCTCCATCACGTAATGGAAGTTTCAGATTTGCAGGAACTTTGCCTCCAAACTTACTAACTTTTCCTTCTTCTTTAGCAGCTTCTATAGCTTGTTCAATAGCTTTTATCGTACTTGTTTCTGATTTAGGAATAATTAAACTGATTGAATACTTTGCTTCTTGACCTTCTTGCATACTGTGTGGTTCAAAAATATGTGCATATGATGCTCTTACTTTTCCTGTGATCACTTTAGTTTTATTTAATACTTTTGCTTTCATGTTTATATACCGTCCTTTTTAATTTTTTATAGTTTGTCAAAATCATCTTCAGCAGATTGCTTTATAGCTGGTCGTTTATCCGACTCGGTAGCAAGTGTTAATTTACCTTGCGGCTTTTCTATAAAGCCCTCTGTAATTTTAGAAAATGCTTTTTTACCAATTAATTTTTCTAATTTCGTAATGCTAAGTAACTTGGTTTCTGTAATATCTTCAGGTTTATAACCCGCTTCAACTAACTTTTCAAGCGTTGCTTTTGTATCAGTTATCATTCTTCGCGAACGACCTTCTACAAGCTTCCAACCAGGATAGTTTTTATCATTTCCTTTCGCTTGATCTAGCGCATAATGTTCTACTTCATCAGCCCATTTTTTGATATCAGGCAGTTTATATAAAAGTTCTGCAATCTCTTCATCACTTAACAAATGTGGTGGCTTTTGAGGCACATTTTGCATGTATTCTGCACGTGTTCTACATGAATGCTTTATCTTACAGAATCTACAATGACTACCTGCTTTAAACTCACCTTCACCGTTATAAGCAAGTCTGGCTAATGGTTTAACAAAATCGGTTCCCCATTGAAGTAATCTTGATATTGGTAACTCTTCAGTAGAAAAGTTATCTATTCGTGGTTGTATGATAGTCATGCGAACTGTATGAATGTCATACATTAAACTAAGCAGTTCATATGCGCCCAAGCCATATAATCTAAGTTGAGGATTATCTATAGCTGAAACTTCAATGCCTTTACCGTATTTAAGGTCAATAATTTCAAGTACACCACCTGAAAATATAATGACATCACCAGTACCAAAAGATTCAGGGACGTATTTACCTAAATCCAATTTTGTTTCAAATAAAGCTATTACATCATTATCCCTACTCAAAGCTTCGTTATATTTTTCTTCTACATTAGCTACATACTCTTCAACATATTCGCGCAACTCTTCACTGTAATATTGATTTCGCTTATAATTTTGAAAAGCTTTATTAAACTCAAACTGTGTTAGGCCTTCATATTTAAGACTGAAATATAACTCACTTAACTCATGAGCGAATGTACCTTCTTCAGCAAAAACTGAACTTTTATCTGCAATACCTTCACTTGCCTTAATACTCGGTGGACAGTTTAGCCATTGTTTTGCTCCACTTGCACTAAGCTTTGCATGAGCTCTATTTGAGTGATCTAGCTTCATGCATTTATTCTCGCATTCATAAAATCAACAATTTTTTCATAATGCTCTTCTTTGATAGTAGATAGCTTATCCGCACCAAGTTCGTTAAGTTTATTTCTAAATTCTTTCTTATCAGAAGTATCTGCTTTTTTAAGGAACTCTTTTCCTACTGATAAAACATAATCTTTAGTTAAATCAGCAGAAGTTTCCTTAACTTCTTCAACTGATTCCAGTTGAGCTGTTTCATCTTTTGGCATTGGTGCTTCTTTAACTTTCTCTTGTACAATTGATGAATCTACAGTTGATAGTTCAGTATTTAGCACACGTAAATTCTTATTTAATAGTTTTAATTCTTCAAAAATACCTTCTAATATTGCCATTGATTAACTCCTCCTTAAAATTGGTTGGCTAAACGAATCATTAACTTGATGCGTTCTTCTATTTCTCTAGGGTCATCACTTTGTTCGTTTAATCTTGCCAATAACTCGAATTGTTCTTCTAATATCTCTTTCTTACGTTCTACAACAGTTAAATGTAACTGCGGTTCAACAACACGCCAGATACCCCAACTTTCCAATTCAATCTTTCCTTTTTTCTTAAGTCTTGAAAGTGTGGATTTTGCATGTGTTTTAGATATCCCAAAAACTTCAACAACATCATCAGAATTGAAATTGTCATATGTTGCAAAATGTGATAGTATTTTTTGTTGTAAGGTCATATTAATAACTCCTTATATAATTATTTAAGACAATTGCTCATCTTGCACTGTTACTTGCTCCAACAAGTAGCAGTTTCTTTATTCTTCATAAAAGTATTCCTTATAAAATATGAATGTTGCGATACTTGCGAATCCCGCAATTGACCATGCTGTAGTGAAGTATAGAAACGGCATGAGTACAATCGCTAAGACCGTGAAGCACAACACTGCTAATAGGTAGCTTTTATATGTGTCGCTCATTTGATAATCCTCCTAATACCATTTTTTATGCTTTCTGATCAAATACTCTTCTAATTTAGAAATATTAATCAATGTTCCCGTTGCTGAATAATCAATGTATAAATTTTCTACACCTAAATTATCTTCACGGTAATATTTCAACCAGTTGTATACTGTACTTCTACATACTCCAAACAATTGATGGATTTGTGTAGGTGTTGCGTATAACTTTTTCACAAATTTTTCTTCGCCTCGATATGTGTTTTCTGGTGTTGGTGGTATTATGATTTTTGGCATCTCTATCACTCCTTTAGATAAATGTTAAAGTTTGTTATTATTCGCCCTGTATTGAAGTTCTCTATCTAATGCATAGAAAACTTTGTTTATTTCTAAGTAGCTGTAATCACTTTTTTTAATAAGCTCTAATATTTCCGCTCCTAAGTTACGTTCCTTTTCCGTTAAATAGGATGAAGAAGCATCAGCTTTGCTAGAAACTTGTGGGACGCCTATACGCAATCCTTCTGATCTTGTGTTCATTTGTTTATGCTCCTTTCGTGTATAATGTTGTTATCAACCTAAGGAGGTGATAACATGCCCTTGATATCTGATGAATTTGATACACTTACTAAAGACCAACAATATATCTTGTCCGTACTCTACAAAGATTATTTAGAATGTGTAAAGTTAGGTTCGGTTAAATTAACCTGCAATAATTTTGGAAGTGCTAAAGATATACATACAAAGTATTTTCAAAAACTACATTTCGAAGATGTTAAATACGATTTAAATAAACTTAAAAACTCTGGGTTCCTAAACGGCGTGTATGCTAGTAACACTATTTATCATGTAACAATTTCAGACAAGACTGTTGTTTACTTTGAAAATGAGTTTAAAAACAATTTAAAAAGTATCATTGATAGCATTTCTAAAATTGCTTCAATAATTCCTGGTCTCTAGTTGGGTTTATAACTTCCCAATCATTTGCCATGAGGTCATCGGCTGAAGGTTGCCAATATCTGATAAGGTTCGTCCCATCGCTATTTGAAATGATGCATTGTAAAAAACTATCATTTGTTGGTAATATCTTAGTTCGATGACTTTCTTTCCAATCTTTCCGTGTCATAGAGACAAGATTTTTTGTAGCTATCTTAGTTGCTTCTTGAATGTTCATTTGTTATTCCTCCTTTTAAGATGTTTATGATCCTTTCTGCTATACTCCTGTTATGGAGGTGATAGGATGAAACTTAATCACGATTGCGTTAGACTCTTGCTCTTAGAAATAGAATCTAATAAGAAAATAGGTGAACCACTTACTCGACATAATTTCAACGATAATATTATTTTTGATAAATATGATTTTGAAACAGTAATGTACTCACTTTTAAAATTAGAAGAAGCTAAATTTATTTGTTGCGATCTGAAATTCATCGAAGGCAGGGTCGTTTCTTGGATTATTGATGACATCACTTGGTCTGGCCATGAATTTCTCGATAATATTAGAGACAATAAAACTTGGAACGAAGTTAAAAGAGTCGTTAACAAAACATCCAGTATGTCTCTTAATCTTATGGGGAAATTAGCTTTTCAATATCTTTCTCAAAAATTCAATCTAACTTAAATTCATAACCATCAACCAAGGCATATAAGTTATTATTTACGTATGGTATTTCTTCAATGGTGTTGTTGATGAAATGAGATCGGACCATCAGTTCATATCCGTCATTAATTTGAATATCTAATGGTCGCCTATTACCTTCTTCGTCATAGTAGTAATAGATGACTTTTTTGTTTTGAGCTTGCATTTGTCGTTCCTCCTTTAAGTTGTTTTGTTATATAATTTAGTTATCTCCCAGTGGAAGGAGGTGAAATTTATGGATTTAGAGAAAATTGCTCACGATATTACAATCTCGCTATTACCTAGAGCTCTAGATAGACATAAGATTCATAACGAATGGCAAGAAGTCGGTGATGACGTAATTGCATTCGCTAAAGATAGCGTTGCTCGTGACTATTTCAGCATTTACTCTTCTGTGTTATTGGGATTACAAGAAGAAGAAAAAAGCAGAAAAGATTTAGGATTGTAAGGCAATAGCGCACTTGATTACTTGCACTAATTAAGTGCGCTTATTTAATTAGATATTTCTTACCTTCTCTATCCGAGACCACTTTATATTTTTTTAATTTGCTTTCTTTCACTTTTAACCATTGATTTCCATGCCACACGTCAATTAAGTTTTCGTGTTTTTTATTGAATAGCCTTCTTAGTAGTTTCATTTGTAGTTCCTCCTTCATTCGAAATCATCGATAGTTAATTCTGAAACTCTCTTTTCATAGATATATAAATAATAGTTTTTGATATCTCTATAAATTTTTGCTGCTAGGTTGTATTCACTTTCACTCAAGTCTGAATTAAGTGTCACTCCAAAAATTGATAATGTTAATTTTCTAATATGGTCATGAACATCTTGTACATAAGCTTTTTGATGAATTGATTCGAAGCCATGCTGATACTTTTTTAGCGGAATCGGATGATTGAGCTTCCTCAATCTTCCTAGCGACAAATCTTTTGCGAAATTGAGTTTTTTATTGATTTCTTCTAAATCGTCATTATTGATTCTTACTTTACTGAAAATTGCACCTGAGCTGATTGGTTTCTCGCCTTTTATAGCATTTCTAACTTCTTTCGCTATAATTTCTTTCAACTCTTCTTTGGTTAACGTTATTTGTTCCATAGTGTCCTCCTTTTTGCGGTTCATTAAACGTGAACTTTTTCTTTAAAAAAATATAAATGTATTTTTTCTACCGGTATACCTAGCAATTGTATAGCTTTCCATATTTCGCTATCTTTCCACCCAACTCTTCCGTTGAGTTTTAAGGATAAGCTCCTCTCGGACAACTTCATAGCAATAGCGAAATTGTACTGAGTGCCATATTTTTCAACTATCTTACCACTCAAACGCGAGTAGTCGTAACACATAAAAAAACACCTCCTTTAAAGTTCATGTATCGTGAACTTAACTATACTTTACACCTTGTTTTGAATTAAGTCAACACAAAAATTCATGTTTTATGAACTTTTTTATTGAATTTTTGTTCAACAAAGTTTATTATAAAGTTATCAAACGGAGGTGCACTAAATGAGAGAAAAAGTTTCAAATAGACTAAAACACATCATGAAAATAAGAAATTTAAAACAAGTAGATATTATTAATAAATCGAAACCTTATCAAAAACAACTAGGTATATCTTTAAGCAAAAGTACTTTGTCTCAATATATTAACGATGTACAATCTCCTGACCAAGATAGAATTTACCTACTTTCTAAAACTTTAAATGTCGGTGAAGCGTGGCTTATGGGGTATGACGTCGATTCTTATCGCGTACCTGATGAAGAGCGCCAAGAGGAAACTGTGATGTCAAAAATCAATAACATATCATCTCAACTCACACCTTCACGCCAAGAAAATGTACTAAAATATGCGACTAATCAATTAGAAGAACAAAATAATGATAGTGATAATCTAGTAGATTTCAATTCTTACATTCAAGAAAAATCCGAAGTGGATATATATGGTTGTGCGTCTGCTGGTATTGGTGAAAGATTATATAACGAACCTATTTCAAAAGAATTCGTAAGAGGTTATGTCCCCGCACATGATATAGCTTTAAAAGTAAATGGAGACTCAATGGAGCCGTTATTTAAAAATGGACAAATTATATTCATTGAAAAATCTCACACTATCAAAGATGGACAAATAGGCGTCTTTATTATAAATGGAGATGCTTACGTAAAGAAGGTTTATGTAGAAGATAACAGATTAACGTTGGTTTCTTTAAATAAAAAGTATAAAGATTTACATTTTTATGATAATGAAAGTGTGAGGTTAGTTGGAAAAGTTATTTTATAGGAGGTAGTAAAATGAATTTAAAAGAAGTTGACATTAACATTGAAGAGTGGGAAATGGTTGAAATCCCCTTTTATACAGAAGAAGAACTGACTTATAGGTTGAATAATGGTTTACCTATAACTAAAAGTGAACTTGAAGAACAGGAGTCGAAAAAATGAGTTCTTATAAAGAAATTGAACACTTACACATCAATACTGGTGGTAAAGAGCTTACTCAAGAACAAATAGAAGAAGCCAAAGCTTTTATAGACAGTCAAGAATTTAAAGATATGATTCGAGAAGCTAAAGAGTCACGTCAAAGAGTTATGGAGTCTAAAATTACTGAAAGAACTAAAATGTGATTAATAACGTATATTTAGCGCTTTAATATAAATATAAACAAAGGAGAAATTGACATGAAAAAAGCAATCTTAACTTTAAGTCTTATATTTATTACCTACTACCTCACTTTTAAATATATGTGGATTAAAGAATTGAAGTATTAATTATGCTTATTTAAAAAAGACGTCTATTTCAGCAGTGTTTGAAAGGAAGTTTATAATGAAAATAACTAATTGCAAAATAAAAAAAGAAACTATAGTATATGAAGTTTTAACTAGTGGTAATCAACCATTCACTTATGAGTTACCTAAAGATTTATCGTCACATAATGCGCGTAAATACTTGGAATTTATTTCACAAAAAATAGATGGCGATAAGTTAACCAAAGAAGATTCATTATGATTTTACTAATCAAAAAACGCCTACAAGTGTAGACGTTGAATGGTGGTGAGAATTTTATGGCGGATAAAAACAAAAAACAAGAAGCTACTCGTAGTAACCCAATAAACAAAAGTTTTGAAAAGCCGGGTGCCAGCGAAAACTTAAAAAGCACTTTATCAGAAAAAGCTAAGAAAAAAGATTAATATTCATTCATTAAATATAAATCCAATTTAATTTGTTGTTTAAGGTCTACAAGTGTATGTTTAATATACAATTCATCGTTTGACGGTAAATCAGATACTTTGAAATCTTGTCGCTCAACCTCTAGTAAATCGAAATCGCTACCAGCTGAATTATAGGTTTTAAGTTCACCCTCTTCAATGATTCTGTTTTCAAAGTCTTTAATAACTATAAATACTGGTTTACCGTTGTTATTAAACAACTTGTCTCTTTTGTCTAATAAGCTTATACAATCCAAATTCATAAACTTTCTTGTTTCATTAATTAACCAGATAATGAATTTAACAATTAAAGGATTAAATACAAGCACTGTTAAAACAAAAATAATTAGAAACCAAATATTTGCTTTTAGACCTGTAAGCAACTGAAGTAAACTCAAATTTTTTAAATCAACATTATTAAAAATTATAAAAGTATAAAACCATATCAAACATGTTTCAATAGAAAAAATCAATAATACAGGAGTATTGATAATCTTGTTTTTTTCACTAACTAAACCTATCATTGTTAGATATTTATATGGTATGTAACCTAAAACTCCTGTAAGAAGAAGCGCCCCTAGAAATTGAGTCATCTTATCACCTACTTTTTATTTTATTATAACATATTTAGTACCTAGTACTAAATTTTGGGTAGCCCGCCTACCCTTATTATTTTTTACAAATTTACAGAACGTACGTTCCTACAGGAGGTATAAACATGTGGATTGAAAAATTTAAAAACAAAAATAACGAAACTAAATACAGATATTACGAGAAGTACAAAGATCCATACACAGATAAATGGAAGCGCGTAAGTGTTGTGTTGAACAAGAATACAAAACAATCTCAAAAAGAAGCAATGTTTCGTTTAGAAGAAAAAATAAAAGAAAAACTGAACAACAAGTCGTCAAGCGAATTAAAAACTTTGACTTTTCACGCGCTATTAGATGAATGGCTTGAATATCATATAAAAACATCAGGTTCAAAGTTGACTACTCTTAATAATATAAAAATAAGAATTAGAAACATTAAACGATACAGCTCTGAGAACTTGCTTTTAAACAAACTAGATACAAAATATATGCAGATATTTATTAATAAATTATCAGATATCTATTCTCAAAATCAAGTAGCCCGTCAACTCGGAGATATGAAAGGAGCTATTAAATATGCAGTTAAATTTTACAATTATCCAAATGAATATTTGTTAACTAATGTCAAAATTCCTAAAAGAAGAAAAACAATAGAGGATATCGAAAAAGATGAATCTAAAATGTACAACTATTTAGAAATGAACCAAGTCCTACAGATACGTGATCATATACTAAATGATAATAAGTTACACAAGCGAAATCGCATTTTAATTGCCAGCATCTTAGAAGTACAGGCTTTAACTGGTATGCGCATAGGAGAACTACAAGCACTGCAGGAAAAAGATATAGATTTATTAAACAAAACTATTAATATAACAGGTACAATTCACCGCATTAAATACGAGGAAGGATTCGGATACAAAGACACTACAAAGACTATAAGTTCAAAAAGAAGTATCAGCATCAATTCTAGAACCGTAGAAATTTTTAAAAAGATAATACTGGAAAACAAAATGTTGAAAAGATGGAATTCGAGCTATGTTGACAGAGGGTTCATATTCACAACAAAAAAAGGGAATCCTTTATGTAATAATCAAATCGCCGGTGTGCTTAAGAAAACTACAAAAGCTTTAAATATGAATAAGAAAGTTACCACGCACACATTTAGACATACACACATAACTTTATTAGTAGAAATGAATGTTTCTTTAAAAGCAATTATGAAAAGGGTAGGACATGTAGATGAAAAAACAACCATTCGCATATATACTCATGTAACTGAAAAAATGGATAGAGAACTAACTCAAAAACTCGAAAACATTCCAAGTTAG